ATGTATCTGCCAGCCGAAGCGCGAAACGTACTCGCGGATCCGATCGTGCGGGAACATCGTCAGCATGAACTTGCCTGCCACCTCCGAGAGAATAGCCAGCAACTCTTCCAAGTCCTGCTCGTTGAAGGTATCCGAGTAGTGACCGCAGTCGGAGCCCACATAGGGCGGATCGACGAAGTGGAACGCCTCCGGACAGTCGTACCGACGGATGACGTTTTTGCCGTCCTCGCTCTCCACGGTGACGTGTGCAAGGCGCTGACAGACCGTTTCCGTAAACTGATCCTTGCCGTTGAAGAGCTTAAGCGTCGTCGTGCCGCTGCGGTCATAGCCGAACGTCCCGTCGAGCATTGAGGCGAAGCCTAACTTCGAGCCGATCCAGATCGCCCATGCCCGCTGTACCGGGGTGAAAAACTGCGGGTGCGTCATGATATGCTTGGCGTGAGTATGCTGGTCGCGCGAGTGCAGGCTGGCGTCGATCTCCCGCTTGAGAGCCGGATAGTCGCTTTGCGCCACGCGGTAAAAGTTGATCAGCTCCTTGTTCATGTCGTTGATGACCTCGCACGATACGGGATGCTTGCCGAAGAGTACGGCGCATCCGCCGCAGTAGGCTTCCGTATAGACCCGGTGGTCGGGAATGAGCGGCAGGATGTATTTGAGCATCGTCTGCTTGCCGCCGTAGTAGCTGATCGGGGTTTTGAGTCTTGCTTTTGCCATGATTAGAAACGCGGAATTTTGATTTTCAGGATAAGGAGCAGCAGGAAAAGTGCGATGAGTCCCACGGCGATCCACTTGACCGCCATAACGGACGGAGGCGGCTTCTCAACTGCTTTCTCTTTCTGTTCGCCTTGTCGTCGGACATGGATGTCGTTTCGTACCGTGCTGTCCGTGGTGGTAAGGCGTTCGGCATCGGCCGCAATCTCCGTACGGACGATACGACGCACGGCCGGAGCGGTTGCAGGCGGCGCTCCCCGCTGTCGAGGCGTATC